GCTGTACCACGACTTCCTGGCCAAGAAGGGCTATCGCGACCTCTACAACCCCATGACGCACATACACCAGCGAGACAGCTTCCTGATCTACTACATCGACGACGTCAGCCACATGATCGGCTTCACCAAGATCAAGAAATACCTCTGGCAGGAGGACGTGCATGACGAGCAGTTCGAGGACGGCCAACTCAGCGCCATTGAGACCCACATGCACTGCTCCGCCGAGGAGATAGGCATGATATCGCTGGAGATGGAGATCGAGTGGGCCGCGGGCAAGAACTGCCGATACCTGTACCTGGGGCCGGGCTATGAGAAGAGCTCCATCTACAAGAGCTCCATCCCAGGGTTCCAGTGGTGGACCGGGCAGAAGTGGAGCAAGAACGTGGAGCAGTACAAGCAGGCCTGCACCAGAGACAGCGAGATCGTCAGGATCTCTGACCTAGGCGCCAGGTGACCACGTCCGCGATGTTCTTCTTGGACCACTGATCGTAGTAGCCCTTCTTCTTTAATATTTCTGAGAATCGATTCAGCGTGCTGAGACGCTGGCACAATAATAAAGTGTAGCGACCATTGTTGACGACCACCCCATTGATCTCTTCCCTTTGCCTGGGATGGTCCTCCAACACCACCACGTCCCTGGGCATGAACACGGAGTTCAGCTGGTCCACGATGTCGTGTGTGTAATTTAGACTCCATCTCTTGGCCTCCAGTATCAGCACCAGTGCATCAATTTTGTCAAAATCAGTGTTGCCGATGTGCTGCCAGCAGTTGCTGTCCGGTTCCGCGGAGGTCATGTGTATCATTCTCACTCGCCCAGACAGTCTAGCCTGGCGGGCGTAGGGGCACGGCGGCAGGCCCGCGAACACAGGGTGCTCCTGTTCAACGAACTGCTCCATCCAGCGTGTGATGTATTCTGTGGCTTGCATGTTAAAAGAATGGCTGCCCCGTCTTCTTGGTGGTCTCCAGGTTGTCCTTGACTATGTCTGACACTATGCCCCTCTCCACCGAGCTCATGTGCAGGGCCTCTTGGTACGTCACGCCCCCGCGCATGTACCAGCAGATCTTGAACAGCTCGTGCTTGATGCTCTTGCCCTCGTTCTCCATGTCCTTGAGGTATTTTATGATGTCAGAATCCGAGAGTGTGAGTAGTTTTATACGAAAAAATTTGCGTTGTCAAACGTGATGGGCACGTCGTAGCTGACCGGAGCGCCGGCCTTGATCTGTTCCTCCGTGGCCTTGACCTTGACCGGTTTCATTGCGCCCTGTTGCCTGATTTCCGCGAGCCTGGTCTCCAGTTCCTTGATCAACTTGGCGTCGGCGTTTTGGATAAACTGCTTGATGTGCTCCTTGTCTGCGACCGACTCACCAGTGGGCAGCTGGATGCGTGCAATGTTGCCCAACAGCAGCTCCATGTTAAGGTCACTCAGCACTCGGAAGCCATCCATGAATCTCTTGGTCTTTTCCTCCGCGGTCATCTCGCTCTGGGCCACCTGCGAATATATCTTTTGCTGCTCGAATGTCTTCAGCTGCGACTGCGTGATCTGCCTATAGGTGAGCGGGCTGACCTGTATCGTCAGGCCGTCCTTCAGCACGCAGGTGTCCGTGATGTCATCCCTGCGAATGTTGTCCAGCACCTGGGGCAGGTTGATGGTGTGCGTCATTGATTCATTGGTCACTGGCACGGTCGCCGTGACGTCCATGGTCTCACCGTAGCTGGCGATCCTGATGGCTATGAGAACCGTGTCCACGTCGTAATTCACCAACTGCCATGGATCCAATATGGTTGGTATGCAACTGCGTATCACATCCACTGTGCTCTGCCCGCTCATCATGCTGTCAGGCGTGCGGAAACTCAGCTCATCTATGGCGGTCATGGGCAAAACAGGATGCTCACCTGTCACGGTCTTTTGCACCACCGTCTCCGGATAATATTTCTGCTTGCTGGGCAACTGTATGCTGATCTGTGGCTGCCTGTAGTAGCGTTTTAAAGGATTTGTGTTGTCTGCCATATTTTATGTTCTATAAATATACACTATATTAATAGTGCCGTCTATATTTATATGGGCACATTTTAGGGGTATTTTAAGCATGGCCGACGAAACTTTAGAAGCACTCAAGGAACTGCTAGAAGCTTCCAAAAAAGCTGGTAACAGGAAAGATGGCTCATTAAAACAGGGCGAGCTCACTCCCTTGATAAAAGCGCTGCAACAAGCAGCGTCATCCTCAGAGCTGAAAAGATTAAACCAACAGTACAGAGAGGCCATAAAAAATTCAAAGCTCAGCGCAAAAGCAGAAACGGCAGCCCTTAAAGCCCTCGAGGATTCCACGGAGCAGCAGGAAAAATTAATAAAGGCCAGCACAGATCTAAACGAGAAATTGTATGCGTTGGCCAAAGAGACCGGACTCAACGTAGTCCAGTCACAGCGTCTAGCGGACCGAGCAGTTGAAACCAGAAAAGTACTGGGAGACCTGGGCAAGGCCGCGGGCGAGGGCACGGGCAAAATAAGTGACTTCACTGCAGCATTCAAGGGCAAGTTTGGCGGGATCGGAGACATCGTCGTCGGCGCCGGCGAACGCCTGCAGGCCAATGTGGACACGTTCAGGACACTGAGCAACGTGGGCGCGGCGTTTGGACAGGACCTAGTGAAACTGCGTGAAGCGGCCGCCATGGCGGGACTGCCCATCGAGGACTTCACCGAGCTGATCAAAGAAAATGCCCAGGGACTGTCCCAGCTCTATGGCACGACCACCCAGGGAGCGCTGACGTTCTCAAGGCTCTCACGCAGCTTCAGGGACCTCAACTCCAAGCAGCTGATGCCGCTGGGCTTCACCACAAAGCAGCTGAACGAGGCGCTGCTGACCTCGCAAGAGATACAGCGATTGACCGGCACGCTTAATCTCGATGACACTTATTCACAGATGGAGGCCGGCAAGGCATTGGTGTTGGAGATCGACAAGTTGGCCAAAGCCACTGGAATGCAGCGAGATGAGGTGCAGAAGGCACTGAAGGCACAGCTGAGCCAGACCACATTCCTGGCATTCATGCAAGGACAGACCGAAGAAACGAGATTGAGGTTGCAATCATTTGCCACCACGATAGACAGCGTGGCGCCAGAATTTAAAACGGGGCTGCTGGACCTCATAGCCAGCCAGGGCGTGCCGGTAACCAAGGCAGCAGAGGACCTGGTATTGAACCTTCGAGGATCTGGCCAAATAGTTAGGCAGCTGACGTCCGGACAGATAGACGCAGCCACCGCAGTTGGCATGATGCAGGATGAGGCCAGGAAAAGCGTCACCACATTCAGAGACGTGGCCAAGGTGGGCGTGGTGCCATTCGTAAACAATTTGTATGGAGGCTCGGTCAAACTGGCATCCGCACAGAATAAACTTATTGGGGCAACCGACGAGCAACGCCAGAAGGCCTCAGATCTCACAGAAGGACTCACGGGATTCGAGAAGTCCGCCAAGGAGGTCAGCGCAGCGTTCCAGAGCCTGGAGACCGGATTTTTAGGAGTCATTGGAGACACATTTGGCAAAGGACTAGGGGGACTGAACGCCGGGTTGAGCAGCGTGGCCAGTGGCATAACGAATATGAACAACGCCAGCAAGGCGCTGCTGTATTCCGCTACCAGCATCGGCAGTTATGTGTTGGACAAAGTCACACAGTCAGCGGTGGTGTTCGCGGGCACCTACAAGGCATTGGTGTTGTCGGGCGTAGGAAAAGCGGGCGGATTCAGTGCCGCGGCCACAGACTTGATGGGCGGCAAGGACAGCAAATACAGCAAGGCAGGCAGCGCGGCCATGAAAAACACACCCAAGGCATTGAAATTTGGGGCCGGAGCCATAGCCACCAGCCTGGCAGCACAGGCAGTGGGCACAGACAACATAGTTGGCAAGGGACTGGACGTGGCCGGATACGCACTCACCGGTGCCACGATAGGCTCAATTATACCAGGGATAGGCACAGGACTGGGTGCCGCAATAGGCACAGGACTGGGTCTTTACCAAAATTCACGTGCCACGGGCACCATGGGCGAGCTGGGCAAGCCATTTGAACCCAAGACCAGCCTGCTCAAGGTGCATGCGGGAGAGCGGGTGCTTAATCCTGCAGAAACACAGGAATACAACCAGGACAAGCCAGACGCAGCGCAGTCGCAGCGCATGCTGGAATTCACGCAGACCACCAAACAGCTACTGGAAGCACAAAAGATGACCAACGAGCTATTAAATAAGCAAGTAGCCATACAGATGGCCACTGAGAAGAATACCAAAAAAACATCCAAAATGGTTGATAAAGTGGGCTCTTCTATTGTATAATGATTGAATAAGATATGAGCTGGAAAAAATATTTCAAAGAACCACAGACATCACCCATCAGCGGAGACAAGACGCCCAACTTCGCCAAGCGCAACTATTCATCATACCTGCCGGACGTGTACACCGGACACCCCAACAGGATACAGAGATACTTCCAGTACGACCAGATGGACATGGACAGCGAGATCAACGCGGCCCTGGACATCCTGGCGGAGTTCTGCACACAGAGCAACTCCGAGAACGAGACGCCATTCGACCTAGTGTTCAAGGACGAGGTCACGGAGACCGAGATCAAACTATTGAAGAAGGCCCTGCAGCAGTGGACCAAGAGCAACAGATTTGGCAGGAGGATCTTCAGGATATTCAGGAACTGCCTCAAGTACGGCGACTGCTTCTTCGTGAGGGATCCAGAGACCACCAAGTGGCTGTACATGGATCCAGCCAAGATAGACAGGATCATCGTGAACGAGAGCGAGGGCAAGGTGCCGGAGCAGTACATCATCAGAGACATCAACCCCAACCTACAGAAATTGTCAGTGACCCAGATAGCGCCCAACCAATTGTATGGCGGCACCACGGGCACCGGTCCATACCAGCAAGGCTACGCGGGTGCGGGACAGGGGCTGAACACCAGCTACCCAACCGGTGGGTCCGGTGGCAGGTTCTACAGGACCATGAACCAGTACAACATCGAGGCCGAACACGTGGTGCACATGAGCCTGTCCGATGGCATGGACAATCTTTTCCCGTTCGGTCAATCGGTATTGGAGCAAGTGTTCAAGGTCTACAAACAGAAAGAATTATTGGAAGACGCGATCATCATCTACAGGGTGCAGAGAGCGCCGGAGCGTAGGGTGTTCTATATCGACGTGGGCAACATGCCAACGCACTTGGCCATGCAGTTCGTTGAGCGAGTGAAGAACGAGATCAATCAGAGAAGGATTCCCAGCACGTCCGGCGGAATGAGCTACATCGACGCCACCTACAATCCCATGAGCATCAACGAAGACTACTTCTTCCCACAGACAGCGGAAGGCAGAGGATCCAAAGTGGACACGCTGCCCGGCGGTACCAACCTGGGAGAGATCGACGATCTAAGATATTTCACGAACAAATTGTACAGAGGATTGAGAATCCCGTCCTCTTACCTGCCCACTGGCGCGGATGATGGGGCGCAGCAGTACAACGACGGCAGGGTGGGCACTGCCTACATACAGGAACTGAGATTCAACAAGTACTGCGAGAGGCTGCAGAGCCTGATCGCTCCCATATTTGACGAGGAATTCAAGTTATGGATCAAGAACAAGGGCTACAGCATAGACAACAGCACATTTGAGATCAAGTTCAACCCGCCACAGAACTTTGCGCAGTACAGGCAGACAGAGATGGACCAGAGCAGGGTGGGCACATTTGTGCAGGTGGCAGAGCTGCCATACATGAGCAAGCGTTTTGCACTGGAGAGATTTTTGGGATTGAGCGAGGAAGAGATGGCACACAACAGCACGCTGTGGGCGGAAGAGAACGCAGTGGCACAGAAGAAACAGACCAAGACCACGCAGTTGAGGACCGGGGGCATCAGCCAAGCAGGAGTGCAGTCGGACCTAGATCAATTTGAGGAACCAACGCCCGAGGCAGGAGCAGCGGCACCAACAGCAGCAGCACCAGGGCCAGGCGGAACACCAGGCACCACCCCAGGCGGCGGAGCCACAGTCTAAGGATTAAATAAGGTTATGCGTTTGACAGAAATGTGGTCACATACTCCGCAAGGATTTGAACAGAACAAGAATTACAATGCAGAAGATGACATCTCTGTGTTGGACTCCGATGACACACGCAAAACACGCTTGAAATTAAGAGACATCAACAAAATGCGTCTGGCCAGCGAGGCCCACGACCAGGACCAGCGAGAGCAGGCAGAATTCGTGCAGAAGATGTACGGGCAACCAGCCACCCAGGACGACAACCTAACACTTTAATATAATGTCCAGCACAGCGTTTGTATTGGGCAACGGAGAATCACGCAAGGGCGTAAAGATCAGCGATCTAAAACAGCACGGCACTGTGTTCGCATGCAACGCAGTGTACAGGACAGAGGAACCAGACTTCCTCGTGGCCGTGGACCCCAAGATGATATTGGAGATAGCGGAGACGGAATATCCCAAGACACACGAAGTTTGGAGCAACTACAATCACCAATACTCCAAGAACGAGACTGCCAAGACCCACATCAAGTGGTTCCAGCCCAGCCTGGGGTGGAGCTCTGGACCCACAGCACTCAAAATGGCGGCGGACAAGAAATTCAGCAGAATCTACATATTGGGCTTTGACTACCAAGGGCACCCTCGCAATGACCGGGGCAAGAGTTTCCATTTCAACAACGTGTTCAAGGACACACGCAACTACAAAAAGAGCAAGGACGAGGCCACCTATCATGGCAACTGGCTCAATCAAACCAAGCGGGTGCTGACAGATTACCAAAACATAGAATTTATCAGGGTGGTTGTGCCCATCTCTTTCAAACCGCATGATCTTGAGTTCAACAAAAACTTCAAAAACATGGAATTGACAGAATTCATAAGGTTACACAACATACAACTACAATTTTAACCAAAAACCACCGTTTTTCAGCCAAAAGTACTGCTTTATTATGGCGGCTGCTTAAATAGAGTACTTTATAAAGTATAAAACCAAACTTGCCAAAAGGAGCACGTGCAATGACACAATCTACAAACAAGTTCGAGCAATTGCTTGAATTATTAATCAACGAAGAGAATGATAAAGCCCAAGCGCTATTCCATGAAATCGTTGTTGAAAAGTCCAGAGACATCTACGAAGGTCTAGCAGAAACAGAAACAGCTGTCGAAGCCAAGGACATGAAAAAAGACGAGAAAGAAGAAGTCAAAGAAACTGAAAAAACTGAAGCTAAAGCGGAAGAAACAGTTAAAGAGACAGAAAAAACAGATTCAAAAGACGAATCAGTTGACGAAGAAGTTGAAATTGAAGAAGCTTCAAAAGAAGAAGAGTCTATCGAAGAAGTTGGTGGCGACGCTACCGACGACCTAATAGCCGACGTGACTGCTGACGAAAAAGGTGACGCAGAACACGGTGCAGAAGCAAATGGCGAAGAAATGCCAGGCGACGAAGCGCAGGCCGATGCAGGTATCGAGAACAAGATCGTTGACTTAGAAGATGCTTTGGAAGAACTAAAAGCAGAATTCGAAAAAATGATGAACGGTGACAACGGCGAAGAAGACAAATCAGAAGAGTCTGTAGCGCCAATAGCACCAGCTCAAGATGCCCAAGCACAAGTTGCTGTGGCACAAGAAGCTAAAAAAGATGACATGAAGAAGGAAACTGTGAAAGAGTACAAGATCAAGAAAACTGCTGACACAGCTGACCATTCAGATAAATCTGCAAAATCTCCAGTCGCTAGCAAAAACGACATGGGCGGAACTGTGAAGAACATTGCACAGGCTGCGGAAGATAATGCAAAAGTTTCTGTTGCCAAGCCAAAAGCTATGGGAGCAAAATTTGAAAACGAACCAGGCAAGGACAAAGCAACCACTCTTAAACCAGTGAAAGCTAACATGGCCGATGGTTCGGACAAATCTGCAAAATCTACTATCTCTGGCAAATAAGAGATAATAGAGGAAACACGGGAGCGACATGTCATTGTACCTTAGAGAACATTTGACCTACGATCAGGCCAGGATGGAAGTCTTGCACGAAGGCAAGGAAGGCAAGGACCTCTACATGAAGGGGATTTGCATCCAGGGCGGCATCAAGAATGCCAATCAGAGAGTATACCCAATCCAAGAGATACAGACTGCGGTAAAGACACTCAACGATCAGATCACGTCGGGTTACAGCGTTCTGGGAGAAGTGGATCATCCCGATGATTTAAAAATTAATTTGGACCGAGTAAGCCACATGATTACCGAGATGTGGATGGACGGTCCAAATGGATACGGCAAGATGAAGATCCTGCCAACACCAATGGGCCAACTAGTGAAAACTATGTTAGAGTCCGGGGTCAAACTGGGCGTGTCAAGCCGCGGTTCTGGAAACGTTTCGGAATACGGTGGCGGGCAAGTCAGTGACTTCGAGATCATCACAGTGGACGTAGTGGCTCAACCTTCGGCACCGGGTGCTTACCCAACTGCGATTTACGAACACTTGTTGAATACAAGGGGCGGAAATAAGGCAATGGGTCTGGCTGCTGAGATTAGAGATGACAAAAAAGCACAGAAGTACCTCAAAGAGGCGCTAACCAACATAATAAAGGACCTAAAATAATGTTCGACGCAATATCAAAACTGGTTGAATCAGGCGTGATTGGAGAAGAAACTCAAAAGACCATCCAAGAAGCATGGGACAACAAAGTTAAAGAAAACAAAGAGCAAGCCGCTGCTGAGCTTAGAGAAGAATTCGCTAAGAGATACGAGCACGACAAAAACAACATGGTGGAAGCCATCGACAAGATGATGACCGACAAGTTGAGCGAAGAGATCACCAAGTTCGTTGAAGACAGAAAAGCACTTGCAATGGAAAAAACAGCATACAAGGAAAACGTGGGCGCACACTCTGCAAAATTGGAATCATTCGTGATGACGAAATTGGCAGAAGAGATCACGGAACTCAATGCTGACAGGAAGAGCGTACACGAAAACTTCTCTAAATTGGAAGAGTTCGTAGTGGGCGCACTTGCTAGAGAGATCAAAGAATTCCACGAAGACAAAAAAGGTGTAGTGGAAACAAAAGTGAAATTAGTGAAAGAGGCCAAAGCTCAAATGAAGAAATTGAAAGAGGCTTTCATTACTAAATCCGCCAAAGTTGTGGAAGACGCAGTGACTAAGAAATTGGGCGAGGAATTGGCTCAGTTGAAAGAAGACATCACTGCTGCTAGACAGATCAATTTTGGAAAACGAGTTTTCGAGGCGTTCGCTTCAGAATATCAATCTTCTTACCTAAATGAGAAGAGCGAGACTGCTAAACTATTAAAAGTAGTTGATGAGCAGATGCTGAAGATTAACGAAGTCACGAAATCCATCGAAGAGAAGCAGGCGGTGATTGAATCCAAGGAGCAAGAAATTGCTAGAACAAGGGATTTGATGGAACGCAAGGAAACGATGGCTGAGTTGCTCAAACCATTGAGCAAGGACAAAGCGGAAGTCATGAGTCAGTTGCTTGAATCAGTTCAAACAAATGCTCTGAAATCTGCTTATGCGAAGTATCTCGCTCCAGTGATGGACGACAAGTCAACTGCGCCAGTGGGCAAGAAAGTAATTTCTGAAGCCAAGGGTGACAGATCACAAAGAGAAGATGCTGATTTAACAAGTATCCGCAAATTGGCGGGTATATAACAATAACCAAAAGGGAAAAAGATCAAATGTCAGAACTATTTGAATCAAAATGGGGCGAAACAAAAGCCGCATTGACCGAAGGTTTAACTGGCAACAAGAAGAAGACTTTAGATATCGTCCTAGAAAACACTAGACGAGCTTTATCAGAGTCTGCTACTGCAGGAGCTACAAGCTCAGGCAACGTTGCTACTTTAAACAGAGTCATACTTCCAGTAATCAGACGAGTACTACCTACCGTTATCGCTAACGAGTTAGTTGGTGTTCAACCTATGACTGGTCCAGTAGGACAAATCCACACTTTAAGAATAAGATATGCTGATTCAGTCGGCGGTACTACAACTACCACTGCAGGCGAAGAAGCGTTATCTCCATTCAAGATCGCTGAAGCTTATTCAGGAAACGCTACCGACACTAAAGCAGGCGCTACGTCTTCTTTAGAAGGTACTCCTGGAAAAAGATTAAGCATCCAGATCTTAAAACAAGCTGTTGAAGCAAAATCAAGAAAACTATCTGCAAGATGGACTTTTGAAGCTGCTCAAGACGCTCAGGCACAGCAAGGTATCGATATCGAAGCTGAAATCATGGCCGCTCTAGCACAAGAAATTACTGCTGAGATCGACCAAGAAATCATCGGTTCTTTATTGACACTAGCTGGTTCTGGCAACACACAAGCGTTTGACCAAGCGGCTGTATCTGGAACTGCAACTTTCGTGGGCGATGAGCACGCGGCACTTGCAATCTTGATCAACAGAGTGGCAAACACAATCGCACAAAGAACAAGAAGAGGCGCTGGAAACTACGCTGTAGTATCTCCAACTGCTTTAACTGTACTTCAATCAGCAACAACTTCAGCGTTCGCAAGATCAACTGAAGGCACGTTCGAAGCTCCATCAAACACCAAGTTTGTGGGAACTTTAAACTCTGCTATGAGAGTGTACGTTAACGCTTACGCCGCAGACAACGCAAGTATATTAGTAGGATACAAAGGATCGTCAGAAGCTGATGCTCCTGCATTCTATTGTCCATACATACCGTTGATGTCTTCTGGCGTTGTGCTAGATCCGTCTACTTTTGAACCAGTAGTGGGCTTCTTAACAAGATACGGTTACGTAGAGTTATCAAACACTGCGTCATCTCTTGGTAATGCGGCTGACTACCTTGGTACAGTGACGATCAACTCTACCAACTTAAAATTCAGTTAATCGTAAGATTAAGGAATTTCGAAAAAGGCGTCAGAAATGGCGCCTTTTTTTTGACCAAAAAATCAAATACACGCACATAAGGCAAAATAAATCACTGTTGCAGTGCCCTAGAACCAAATCTACCGTTTTAACTTGTTGAAATAGCCTTTAAATATTTCCACGGACAATCATGTCCGTCGCAACAATGTGAAAGGAATCCAATCATATGGAATACTTAAACAAAGTAAAAGCGTGGGCATCAAACCTGGCAGACCTAGGCGTGACCCTACTAGCCCTTGGGATAGTGCTGGAAGTGTTGTTCAAAGGACAGAGCATACCGTTCTTGTCTTCGACCAACATCATAGGCAACATCACCCAACTCGTAAAAACTTTCTCAACTGAAGGACTGGTTGGCCTGGTGGCCATCTTCGTCTTGTACAGTATCTACAAAAAGAAGTAATACGGCGAAGGAAACTGGGGGCGGTGTAGACGTGCATCGCCCTTTTATCATACCACATAATAAACTAGAAAACACCATAAATACACACAGTTCATATAGCGCTCCACAATGGTGTGGAGACTTATGCGGATACCACCGCGTAGCACCTAGAACGTGCATTGGACTCCTAAACAAAGGAGAAAAAAAATGGGAAGACCCATACAAAAAAGAAAACTGTCAGGCGCATCAGATGCGTTTGGTGGTAACCTATCAGGAAAGATAGCAGTAACAGCATACAGACCATTTGGTGGATCAAAAGTTGATTCCACTGTGGCCTACATCGTCAAACAAAGAGGATCTAGAACTTTCAAAATACACATGGATGATTCTACCGAAGCGGTAATGAAACTGATGGCAGTTGCCCCGGGCTCATTATCTGCTGCTGACGCATCAGGAATGGGACAGTTCTGCGTGCAAGTGATACTGGATGACTCCACAGTGGCTTACGTGTCAAAGTTCTACAACAATGTTGTGAGCTACGTGGACACAGCAGGCAACACCGGCAAGATCAAGTACACACTTGGTTCTGAAGGAACTGACGAAGGTCAAGTAGCAAGTTCTGGTAACATCGACGTAAGATAATACCAGCACACGTGCTTTATAGGTGGATGTGGGGGAGTTTTTGGCTTCCCCCATCCGTTATAAATACAAAGGACATATGGCAAAAACACTAAGGACCTCAGGAGATTACATCATAAAGGCAGGGGCCGGCACATCGGGCACCAGCGAGGTCATAATTGACGCAAAGACATTCAGAGTAAAGGGAGACCTCACAGTGGATGGTGACCAGACAGTGGTCAACACCAGCATGCTCAGCGTGGAAGACACATTCATAGAATTGAACAGGAACAACTCGGGAACCACCTTGGACGGCGGAGTCTACATCAACAGGGGACTGTTGGGATCAGACAGCGCACTGGCCAAGAACGCGGTGTTCTATTGGGACGAGAGCGAAGATTCCTTCAAGATGGGACTCACAGCAGAAGGCGCAGGCACCACCATACTGGCCAACAACACGGAGCTGGCTAGATTACAAGTGGGTGAACCACAGCAGAGCACAGACGCCAGCACCAGAGGTTATGTGGACATAGCCATATCGGCGGCGGGCACAATGAATGATTTCACAGTCACGGACGGCGTGAACGCGGACATCATCGCGGATGGAGAAACTATCAACATCGCGGGCGGCAGCAGCATCCAGACGTTATTGAACTCTGCCACCAACACAATAACCATTGATCTGAAACAAAATTTATCAAATATCAACAGCATAAGCACGGGCTCTACAAATAGCAATCTCGAGCTGATAGCAAATGGCACAGGTCTCGTGGTCATCAACAACGTACTGACATTTAGCAGCAACGCCACCACACCAACAGCCACAGCGTTTACCAAAGTATACAGCAAAACTGCCAGCGGCGGCGAAACTGGCTTATTTTTAATTAATTCGGCAGTAAGGTCAGGACAGGAGCAGGAACTGATAAGTAAGAGGAAAGCAACCGTTTACGCGATTGCATTGGGATAACATATGGCTATTACACAGAAACTTTGTAACAATTTGCTCACAGCCAACGATCATGCGTTTGTGGCCGCAGGAGACGTGGCAGTCACCACCATACATTTGTGCAACGTCACACAGCAGGACGCCACGGTGAACATCTACGTGCTGATATCAGATGGATCCACCTACACCCCATCAGTGAACAATAAACTTTACAGCAACCTCACAGTGAGAGGCAACGACACCTACATCATAGATTCAGAAAAATTGATACTGGCGATCGGCGACAAGATCTACATAGAGACCCCAGACTCGTCTGGATTGATAGTGGCGACCATATCAACCATAGGACTATAAGGCCATGGGCAGATCAGTAAAAAACATCTCACTTAACGGCAGCAACAATTCGGTGATGTTGCCCAAGGGTACCACGGCGCAGCAGCCAACCGCCCCGGTGGCCGGCATGATGAGATACAACACAACTTTGAACAATCTAGAATATTACAATGGAACCACTTTCCTACAGGTAGGTGGCGGAGTTGGAGGCATAGCCGACGTGACTGCTGACAGCATCACCATAGACGGCAACACCCCTACATTGACATACGCCCTGCCATCGGCACTGAGCCCAACCGACGAGAAGAATGTGTTGGTGTTCCTGGAAGGTGTGTATCAGAAACCATCAACATACACGATCGCTGGCAGCAACATAACGTTGGCCGCGGTGCTGGTAGGTGACCACAACAAGACGATGACCGTGCTGCACGGTTTTGATTCAGTTTAATTAAATTTTATATCGACGCGAACGGCATCCATGTGCCTGGAGCCCCGGCCTTCACGCACACCCAGCCCACCACAGCGCCCTTGACTGGCTGAGTGTTCCATGTTATGTCTCCCTGTGCGAAGCTGCCGGCGTTGGGAGGAGCATCGTTGTATTGATGTGTCTGTCCCTGGAACCTATAGGGTCCGGCTATGTCTAGGTCCGCCTTGGGCTTGCGTATCTTTATGCCCACGTTGTTGCTGCCGGATATGAAAATTGTGGGTTCTCCCGAACTGCCCAGCGTGAAATCATCGCTGTTGGCTGTGCCCACGTAGGCCTGGTTGCCCTTGACGTCTGCCACTATCTCTATGCCATCCTTCTTGATGCCAAATAGACCGCTGGGACTGTTGGTGTTTATTCCCACGCTGTTCTTGGCCACGTGCAGGGTGTCCGCCACGTTGAGCTCATTGAGCACCCCCACTTCCTGTAATTTTGATTTTGTGACCGAATTCCCCAACCTGTCCTTCCACAACACCTCGTTGCTGTCGATCCTCACGGAATTGAGCACGTCTAGATTGTCTGCCTTGGCCGTGTAGTAGAATATGGTCTTGCAATGCACAGTGCCCTTGACCTCAAGGTCATTTTCTATCACTATCTTGTCATCCTGCACGGATAATTTCTTCTGTGTCGCGGCATCCTGTATGCCTGTGCTGGTGAAATCAGTGATCAATCCACCATGTATCTTGTTGCCGCTGAGCTCTCTATCGGCTATGATGTTGTTGTGGCTATTTAATTTAGCAAGGGCCTCGTTCAATTTCTGTTCAGTCCATTTGAGCTTATCATTTATGAGGCGATTGTCGCTGTCTAACCTATCTATGTAGGCCCTGGTGATCTTCTGGACCTGTTCGTCTATTACCTGTTTTATGATGAGTTCTATGGACATATATCAAGCTATTTATAGGTACTATTTAGAATGTAAAAAACAAATAAATAACTGGTAAAACTATGTCTATTCAACGTATACCAGGTCAAATGCTAGAGTCTAATCTGACTCGCAGCACGGATCTGGCATTTCAAACAAACTTATTATATCTGGATGTGACCAATCAGAGGGTGGGCATCAAGACCGCGGCTCCGGGCAACTTCGCCCTGGACGTCAACGGCACTGCCAGATTCCAGGACTCCGTCAGCATCACAGGCAACCTGACAGTGACCGGAGAGACCACTGTGGTCAACACGACCAACATGGAGATCGAGGACAACATGTTGATGTTGAACAGCGGTGGCAGCGTGGGCAACGACGCTGGTATAATGATCAAGAGACAAGGGGCCGGCAACGACGCAGTGTTCTATTGGGACGAGGGCTCGGACAAGTTCAAGATAGTGCTTTCCACATCAGACGGTTCCACGGTGACCAACATCACAGACACGTCCTTCGCGAGAATGGCGGGAGCGGATCCTGTGGACGCACAAGATTTCGTAACATTGAACCATTTAGCGACTGCGGCCAACATCACAATTGGAGATTTTTCGTTCTCTGAAAATAAAATTACATTGAACAACACCAATGGAGATTTTGAATTAGATTCTAACGGAACGGGAAACTTTGTATTACTGGGCACATCAGGAGTTGTCGTGCCTTCCGGCACCACAGCACAAAGACCATCCGCCTACGCAGGTATTATAAGATACAACACGGACACCAGCAAATACGAAGTGTCACAGGATGGCAGCACGTGGACCGCTCTTAGAACGGAGCAGACCTCTCGGCAGGTAATCAAAGATGTTTTTACAGGAGATGGTTCAACTCTCACTTTTGTATCTCCCAACGTGGCCACTGCTCCAGAGAACGTAATAGTTTATATCGACGGAGTGATGCAAGAACCTGACTTCAACTACACCACCGACGGCTCAACAAGTTCTATCACCATCACAGGGGGAGATGCTCCTCACGTGGGTGCGAGAGTGGTTGTGATCAGCGGATTTGCAGACGCACAAATTTAATAAACTATAATACTATCTTTTTTATCTTTGGTTCCCAGCACTTGAAATTTGAACATCACCAGCAAACCAGACAGACCATTTACGACCCCAAGTTCCGGAACCACTTGCAGACTGTTTTGGTCCTGTGTCATGAGGAAGTGATATAGCTCATCGCCGTCGGCCCACCATGTCTTGATGCCAAGCATGTTGTAATTTTGATCCACTTGGATGGGCTGCTTGTATTTTTTACATATCTCTATAACTCGGGTTGTGAATTCATTTATTTTGAACACCAGATCGGGCCTGTTTTTGAGTGTGCGCTCGGATCTGTTGCGACACGTGGCCGGCCACTCTATCATGACATGATACTTTAATTTTTGCATGCTATTTCTCTTTGATATATTGATTGTAAAAATTTATAAATTCTGTTTCATCCATTTGCTTTAAATTTGGCACGTCATCAAAAACCGAGGTCCTGTTGCCTTTCCTGAGCTTGACGAAGAGGAAAGAGGTGTTGGGATATATCCTAAAAATTGCTTTCAGAGCCGGGGTCTCTTTCTTGGGCTCCAGCATGAAATCAAAAAGTGCAATGACGGGGTTGCCTATCCAGCATGCTGTGGCCAATGCGAAAGATTGTTGAGAGCATCCTAACACATCAAAATTGTAATCTGCCAGATCCGTAAACGTGGGGGCACATTCTATATATTTGTAAAAAACAAATTTTGCATAGTGATCCCGAGGAGCAATAATCGTTGTTTTTCCCGAGCGTTCCTTG